TGGTATCCAGACTGCATCGAACATGATGGCCGCTCCATTCAAGGATGGCGCATCCCCGCGCTACGAGCGCATTGATGACTTCTTGGTTGTGGGTAACTATGTGAAGAACGTGCCACAGGCCCAGTCTCGCTACGTCACATCGTTCTACGAGAACTCCAAGGACATTGCGACAGCAGCTTCGGATGTCAGCCACTTCCTGAACGCTGGTCAGCTTGAGAAAGCCAACGAGCTGTTCACTGAGAAGCAAGACAAGCTGGCTTTGGTGAAGCTGTACAACAAGGGTACAAACATGATGTCCAGCATCAGCAGTCAGATCAGAATGATTGAGGACGACAAGGAGATGTCTGGCGCAGAGAAGCGCCTAGAGATCGAGCGACTCCAACAGATCAGGATTGACATCGCAAAGCAGGTGGAAGAAATCCGCATCAACCAGAAGAAGTGAGCAGACTATGACCTACACAAAGCCAGAGTTGCGTGAGCGCATCAAGAAGAAGGTGATGGCCAGTGGTAAGGGTGGTGACCCCGGCGAGTGGTCTGCTCGCAAAGCCCAGCTTGTAGCTCAGGAGTACAAGGCTGCTGGCGGCGGGTACTCTGGCGGAAAGACAGGAGAACAGAAGTCCCTGTCGAAGTGGACGAAGGAAGACTGGAAAACCTCCGACGGCAAACCATCCGAAGGAAAGAAGCGGTATCTTCCTGCTGCCGCATGGAACAGTCTGTCGCCCAGCGAAAAGGCTTCAACCAACAAAGCCAAATCGGAGGGCAATAAACAGGGCAAACAGTTCGTAGCCCAGCCTAAGAAGATTGCTCAGAAGACGAAGGCGTTTCGCCGCCCATAGCATTCTTTCTGGAGTCAATCCAGTCAGCTATGTCCTCGCGGTACGCCTTCCACCGACCATTCTCATCAAACCGAAATGCCGGGATCTTCTTTGAGACGCACCATTGACGGGCAGTCTCAGGGACAATCCCGAGCATTCGAGCGATCTCTCCAATCCCGATCAGTTCTTTCATACTTCTAACTCTCCTTGCTCGCCATCACTGGCGTTCTCGATTGCAATCTGTCGGCTCAGCGCATCAACCAACTCATCTTGATTTGCGACCTTGACGTTGATGATGGACTTTGCCACATGGTTCAAAGCCTGTGAACGGTGGGCGGCGCGAACCAGACGGATTGTTTGGCTGTGGCCGACGATGTAGATACGTTGCTGTTTACTCATGGTCTTTTCCTTAAATTTTGTTTTCGTCAATTCGATGATCGCCACACCAATCGTTTACATAAACCACTGGATAGCCTCCCATCGTAGGGGCGTGACGGCGGCATCGCCCTAAGTGATAAACAGGGTCGAGTTCGCCGACAGTGCCTTGCTTGATGATCTGCTTGGGGACAAACCAAATACAAGTCTTGCAGCGCATACCTTGTGATCGGTGAATCCACGGATCTTGATCGCTCATTGCTTGCTCACTTTCTTTGTCTCTCGGTATTCCCACATCCCAGCGAAGCCGGGGAACATGAGGTCGAACAGTCGCGCTAGATACGGACTGTGGTTGTTGTTGATCTTCCACTCACTGCTCGTCTCCGAGATAGCAGAGTGGTGTCTCAGTACATGGACAATGGTTCTTGCCGAGTAGTGCTTGTACCCACGTCGGCGAATCTTCATTGCCTCCTCCACGAATGCGTCCCACACATGAAGGTTTTCAGGGAGCCACTTCATGAATTCACTCGTGAAGTGCTCCTTGTTGTCTGTCATTACCTTGACGATTGGGTTCATGCCTAGAAGGGGATGTCGTCCGCCATGTCATCAAAGCTGCCGCTGGATGCTGGCTTTGGTTCCTGCTTCGGCGCAGGCTTCTGTTCCTTCTGTCCAGATCCGCCAATCAGTTCGATCTCGCCGATACTGCCAGTCAGCTTCGTGCCAGTGGAGCCATCGTTCTTCTGATACTCCTCGATGTGGATGTCATTGATGACGGCAAAGATCTGTTGACCCTTGACCAGATACTCGGCCAGTGCGTCGGCACGTTTACCCCACAGGCTTCCGTCAACCCACTGTGATGGGCGCTTGCCGTCCTCGCCCTTATGCCCGTAGTTGTAGGCCAAGGAGAGATTAGCAACGCTGTCGCCCTTTGCTGTTTGCCGAATAGCGGCATCGCGTCCAATACGAAATACACCAGTTAAATGAGCCATGATTTAGTCCTTCAGTTTGTAAAGAGTTGCAGCATTGATTTCGAGCTTTGGTGGTTGGGATTTCTTTTCTCTTGGTGGCTCGACTTGGGCTACCACCCAACACCAAAAGTCAGCCAGCCGCAGGTGCAGCCAGTCCCAATACTTCTCTGACCTGTCCACTCTGGTGACAGACATTACTTCCGGCGTCCATACCACGAAGTCGCAGTACGTTCGTCCTGTGATTTGCATCCCGCCCTGAATCTGCGCCATGTAGTACGGTGGAATTTCGGGATAGAGGACTTGGGTGAACGGGCATTTGACCTCGCCCAGCCCCGCACCCCCAACAAGAAAATCGGGTGAACCACCAAGCCAAGCCAGCGACGGATGCGGTATGAACCCCACCAGATCAATGGCATCGCCCGATTCCAGATGGAGACGGCGGTAATCCTCAATCGCTTTATCCTCATTCTGTTCACCCCAATCTGTTGCAGCGTTTCCAGTGAACGCCTCCTCCAATCCCATCATCCTCCGCCACAGTTGCTGGCGCGACCCCGGGCCGAGGCCAGCGGCCTGACCAAAAGCAGAAGCCGTCAGCTTCCCCTCCCGATCTTTGTGCCACTGCTCTGTCTTCTGGTGCGGATTCATTCCAGACCCTTGGCCAAAGCCTTGCAGAACTCCTCGGTCACAGCCTTCTCCTCATCCGACAGAAGGGCGAACTGTCCGCGCAGGGTGTCCACAGACAGGCATCCAGACAGGCGGATCTTCAATGCCTCGACCTGCTCGGCGGTCATCTTGGCCTTGATCTCTGGCTTGGCCGCACCAGCCTTGGCAACTTCTGCCTTGCGGTCATTGACATACTTGTTGTCATCGAACAGGCCGAGGTACACGTCAGCCGAGAAGCCCAGCATGGACAGCGCCTTGCCGATGGCATCTGTCAGGGATTTCTTTGGAGCTTCCTCGTCCGTGAAGTAGCCGTTCTTGTTCTTGCCAACAAAGGTGGTCTGCCCAAAATGCTCCACGGTTCCAGTGCCAATGTGAACATCGTCGCCCTTGTCGTTCTTTGCGAAGCGGGGGAAGTGCAGTTGGATGCGGACAAAGTGGACGGACTCCTGAGCAACCATGTGCTTCTTGACGGTCTGCCTGACCAAGATGCGCTCGTCACCATTCGATTCCCATGCCTGCTCCATGTCCTCAACGATGATTGGAGTGCCGGGGAATAATCCCTGCTCGATAATCTTGACACCCCAAAGACCGCCCATTGGCCCCCACATTTCGGTGGCCTTGCGGATTTGGTAGGTGTGATTGATGGCCGTGCCGGAGAAGCCGCCGCCTCGACTGAACTGCTTTACATGGCGGGGGTCTGTGGTGCAGGCTGAGTTCCAGACTTGCATGAAGTCTTGGGCTTGTTGTTCTGAATTGTCGGACATAGCGTTTCCTTTCGTTGATGCAGTGACAAGATTATGATAGCAATGTTCTGTGGCTTTTGCCAGTTTTTTGTTTGATTATATAGTCAATTCCAAGAAACTCCAGCAAAGACCAAGTAAACCAATAAGGTATCACTTGCAATTATTTTCTGCATCCCTGATACTCCACCCCGCAGGGTAGGTAATTGGTCGCTCCGATTGCTGAAAGCACTGGTAGTTTCTTCCTTTCGGCCAGTGTTCCCTGCCCCTTCGGGGTTTCAAAAGAAAGGTCTGAAAGGATTGCATGTTCAGTTATCAGTTCCACATTCGTGACTACCTCACCAAGACGAGGCATCTCACCCTTCTCGAAGACTTGGCTTACCGCCGTCTGATCGACACCTACTACACCGAAGAACAGCCACTGCCAGCAGACCCTGCTCGGGCGGCTCGACTCATCGCCATGCCTGACAACGTGGATGAGGTTACCGCCGTGCTTAATGAGTTCTTCACCCTTGAGGATTCCGGCTGGACAAACCAGCGTTGCGACTTCGAGATCACCAAGTACCACGGCAAGGCAGACTCAGCCAGACGTGCGAACAAGGCCAAGGTAGAAAAGAAATCTCTGAGATCAGAACTGATTGCAGAACTGAAATCAGAACCGTTTCAGGACGCAACCAGTAAACCAAAGAACCAAAGAACCAGTAAACCATCTACCCCTGTGGTTGGGTTTGAATCCTTCTGGTCAGCCTATCCCCGCAAGACAGCGAAGGCTGAGGCATTGAAGGCATTCACGAAGATCAATCCTGACGAACAGACTTTGACCAAGATGGTGGCGGCAGTCGAGAGATCGAAGTTGTCCACGGATTGGACGAAGGACAACGGACAGTTCATCCCATTTCCCAGCACATGGCTGAACCAACGCCGATGGGAAGACGAGACCGAGGAAGCGGCATCTGTGACAGGGGGATGGATATGAACAACGAAAAGGTAACCGCTCTACCAGCGTCCACGAACTACACGGCTGAACAAGCATTGCAGTCCGCACTGCAAATGGAGCTGACCGATGTGATGGTTATTGGGTACGACTTTGAAGGGGAGCTGTTTGTGCGTTCGTCCAAGATGACCCGAGCAGAGGGTTTGTTCATGGCAGAGAAAGCAAGGCAATGGGCAATGACTGGAGGGAAAGAATGAGTCCAGTACCACCACGAAACAAGGGCAAGAAAATCATCAAGATCAATGCCATTTCTCAGGCGCATCTCATCAAGGCCATGCTCGAAGGAATCTACACATGCAAGGAGTTGGCCGAGCACACTGGGCTTCACTACGTCACCGTTCTCCAGTACACAAGGGAGCTTCACTCTGTTGGCGCGGTTCACATCTGCGGGTGGGAGAAGGACATCTATGGCAGAGACTCGATCAAGGTTTACAAGATCGGTGAGGGCAAGGATGCAAAGAGACAGAGGATGAGCATGGCTGAGCGTGCGGCAAGAAGCCGGTCAAAGAAGCACAGCCTCGAAATGATTCAAAGGATGGCCGCATGAATGAATTGATATTTCCGGGAGGCGATGCACAGAGGTTGTGGGATATGCGTATCTCAGGATTCAAGCCGACAGAAATGATCATGGTTTCCATGATCGGTGAGCTGACCACTGGACGCTGGCAGATATATCCTAACCAAGAAATCCACCCGAAGAACCAAGAGTGGAGATGGGTTCGTGATCTGCAAATCTGCTTGGTCTATGACTCGACGTGCAACAAGGACAAGGTGAAAGCCTTCGCTTTGGAGATCGCAAAGAACAAATCTGTTGGTGATCGAGAGTCGAGCATGGGCTTTATCGGATCTTTGTTTTTGTGGAACACCAGTCTCAAGGCTGGCGCACACATGACGCACACGCCAGAGATCATCGGCGACCCGAACCTTTTGCTGCCGACCCACCCCGAAACAAACATCTACAGAAATCTGTTCCCATACGAAGTGCCGTTCTTTTTAGATATTGAAAGTCCTATATGAATGAAATGATTTTTTCGGAAGACACCTTTGACTTTGCTGAGTACGCCAGTGAGCCTCATGACAAGGACAAGATCGTTGCGCCCAAAGCCTACCGCGATGAAACGATTGCCCTACTGTCTGGCGAGGAGATGGTTACTGGCGCGACACTGCCTTGGCCAAAGACGTTTGATCACATCCGTTTTCGTCCGGGCGAAGTCAGCCTGTGGATGGGCATCAATGGTCACGGCAAAAGCCTGTTGACCAGCCACGTCATGCTTGGCTTCTTGCATCAGAACCAGAAGGTTTGTATTGCCAGCTTCGAGATGAAGCCACGGGCGACCCTTGCTCGCATGTGCAAACAGGCGGCAGCATCACCAACACCAGCACCCAGATTCGTTGATGGCGTTCTCAGTCACGCCACTGGTAAGTTGTGGCTGTACGACAAGATGGGACAGACAGACCCGAACCACATGCTGTCGATCATGCGCTACGCCGCGAAGAAGCTGGGTATCCAACACTTCGTTGTTGACTCGCTGATGAAGGTGGTGAAGGGCGAGGATGACTACAACGGGCAGAAGGCTTTCGTTGATTCTGTCTGCGCCTTTGCTCAAGACTTCAATGTCCATGTCCACCTGATTCACCACAGCCGCAAGCTGGGTGATGAGATGCAGATACCGGGCAAGATGGATGCGAAAGGTAGCGGGGCCATCGTCGATCAGGTTGACCAGTGCTTTACCGTGTGGCGCAATAAACGCAAAGAACAGGCGAAGCAGTCAGGCAAGGACGTTGACGAGGAGATGCCGGATGCCATCATGGTCTGCGACAAGAACAGACATGGCGACTGGGAAGGTAAGGTCGGCTTGTTCTATCTGTCTGGTGCTTGCTCGTATTCTGAGCGACCACACCAGCCGATGATCTACAACTATTCCAAATACATGGATGACGAAGGAGTGGCGATATGAGCAAGTCAGCACCGGGATTTGAAGCGCACCCCGCCGTGGCCGATGCCATTCGAAGGGCATCCCTGTACAGCGTTCAGGTTCGATTTGAGGAGCACTTACATAACAGCACTCTTGAGGTTATCTGTTTCTCCGAAACAAAAAGAAACAGAATCACAATTACTCAATTTGATTTCATGC